AGCCAGGTCTTTAAACCTGTTCGAGATGGTTGTGGTTCTGCTTCCCAGCATTCCCACAGTCTCTCTCGAAATTTAAAATAATCGGATGTCATGTCTGTCTCCAGCCAGTTGACACCAGTTAAGGTGTGACATCAACGGGTACACTTAAGCGTGAACTTCAAAGTTGAGTTCAGACATAAGAGATGGTAATATTTGTTCTAACAACAACATAAGTGCGTTCTGACTTAAATGTCGGTAAAGATTGGTTTCATACCAAAATAGTACGAATTGCGAACTTATTAGGTTGAAAAAGTCTGTGTCATACTCCCAGTACCTGAACTCAGACCATGAGACACCCTTGAACACCACCTCGCGTGCTCTCCCAAATCCAAGTTTAGCGACTAGTTTATTGAACACAGCCTCGTTTTTGAATAGTGCTGCTTTGCGATCATCTGGTGTTTTATCATATATGGACTGAAAGAACCCACTTGCTTGCATCGTGCCTTTAGCAGTCGGAACCATCAACGCCTTCTGGTACGGAAGATCCTCGGCCTTGACAGCATGTTTACCATTTAGCAGTGTGATCAAAGTTCTACCAAATTCAAGCAGCTTGACTATGGTGCGTCTCTCTGTGAATAACTTGCGTTTGAATGATCTCATACTTCTGACACTGTTATCTGGCGTGACTTTGTACTCAGTGATTTTCCGTTTTGACATTTCAGATGAGAATGAGCCGATGAACGATCTGTCCAATTCATAACTTGTATCCACCAGATTGTGTCTCCTAATCAATTGTCTAAGAATGTGTTTCGATCGCAAGGTCATGTCATGATGCAGATTCTTAGTCTCATATTCTGACACCAGAGAAGGGCCTCCTACGCGTAAAGAACTTACACCGAACCCACCTTCTTGTCTTGGGGTGTGCAATACTGCATGATCAATATCTCCCACTTTGTATGATTTAAGGATCTGGTCGACGTCATCGTACATCATGGGCTCCAGGCGTTTCACTAATGTGACGTCACCTATTCGACTGAATAGTTGGAACCAATTAGAAACTGCGGTTTCAATGGCCTCGTTTACGTCACTGGGCTCCCTAGACTTCGGATTTCTGTAACAAATCGAAACTAACATCCTGTTAGCATAACCATGTACCACACCTTTACCTTTGATGACTTCTGTCACTTTGCGCAAGAATTCATCACACGTGCGGGACATTATGGCCAATTTCTCGTTGATCTTGATGTCACATGATTTGTAGAAATCTAGAATCTGTTGTGCTTCATTGAAGGTCTGAGTCCACACCCGAGTGTCATCACCCAAGGCACACAAATTCCGATATCTAATCTTGGTCAAACGTGCACACATCAGGAATTCTGCCAAGTTAATAATTGTGTTAAACAATGCGGTCCACTTCCATCCAGAAGACAACCCGTTAGTAATCCTCTTCCCGTCAATTCTGGTACCAGGGTAGTGGATCGTTGAATCTCTGATTGCCAGTTGAATGCGATTCAAAGCATCATGTGAATGAGCATCATCAGGATGCAGACGTTTTCTGATAACTCGGATTATGGCGTCGATCATCCCAAAGTTAGTCTGTCTCTCAAATCCAGTCTGATCAATGGGTAGACAAACCTTGTCTCCTTGTGTGATATGTTTAGCTTGATAAGTCTTATCTGCCATGAAATCAAAGTTGTCAAAGATCGGTGAACTCTGTTGATGTTTCGGATTTACCATCTTGTAAACTAACTTGTCTAAATAAGACATCTTGAGATACATGTCCATTGATGAGTTGACAACAGGCCTATTACGGACGGGTTCTGACTTATCAAAAATATAGTTGTCAGATGTGGTTTTATAGAACAACTGCTCCAACTGATCATGGTCTGCGAAGAATCCGGCAGTACGCTTGGTCTGCCTAAGTTTCTGGATTTTGCCGTCTACCACAACGTTCGGCGGATCAGTCAACCCTTTAGCCGATCCTGAAACTGCCCACTCATGAGGTGAGTCTATAAACTCGGCCGGTGTGTACTCATTCTGTGGGACGTCTTCGCTCAGTAATTCCTCCACTGACAACTCGAACTGACGGATAAATTCTTCTTCCGATCCATCAATAGTGTGTTTGCTCATATCAGTCGTGAGCAACCACGATTCTAAGTCCTCTACGTACGCTTCAGTGTCATAAGTGAGACTGAATCCCTGAAGTCTGGCCAAATCGATAAATTGTTGCCAACCCGGTGACCAGTCATTGTTGAAGGCCTTGACCATGTTCGAAAACTCTTTCATCACCTTTGAAACCAGTTTGTACGTAAGATTGTACGTCATACAGAACGTGAGCATGAACTTGTAGATCATAGGATTAATCACCTTCATTACCCCAAGACAATCAGATAGGTATGCCAGATGGTAATTCCAAGTTCCGGGTCTGTATCTCTTGAGTTGGTAAAGTTTGTCACCCATGAACCAATTCTGGTACAGCACATCATGTTGATCTTGGTATTCCATCCATGTGCCGATGTCACTTTCGAGGTACAGTTTGGTTTCATCGTCCCAATGTTTGATGACGCCCTGTTCGAGCTTGTCAATCTTGAACTGGTCAAACCAACTAGTTTGACCGAACTTGTGGATATAACGGTTCCACAAACGCTCAATGTTCTTAGCATTCTGAGATCTGTCAGTCGACTGTAATATCTCAGTGCTCCAAGATTTGCCAATATCGTCGCGGTTACTCTGACGGTTCACTGGCATGAAATCCCTGAGCATAGCTTCTCGAGTACCGATATCCGAACCAGAATATTCAACAACACCGATGAGTAACCCATCCAATCCTTTGACGTCGTGCTTGGTATGCACTAACATTAACTTTCCAGCTGAACGATTGGCCCAACCTTCAGGGAACCGTCTTCTCAATTCACCCCCAACCATCCACCACTTCCTTTCGTTGATAATCTGCCAGTTGTGTACTGCTCTGGGCCAGACGTGGCTGTCCTTAGTCAACCTGACAATCATCGGTTTGGGTGGAGGACCAAAATACGGTATGTCTTGTGAAAATTTGACTCTCACTCCGAACTGAGACAAAAACCAGTCTTCGATCGGCTTCTTTGAGGTGATGGCCGTATGATATTGTAGACATCCTGCTCTGGTGAAAGCTATTGTGTTCCAATTATGCCAGGAATCCTGGGGGATTGCAACTGGGCTGAGCTTGGCCTGTGTCGCTGAGAGTTTGGAAACAGTCTTCTCATCATATAACGGGTATGAGAACACGTTCAATAACTCTCCCCCATCTGGTATTTCTTGTGGCATGTGAACCAACACAATTTGACCAGCTTTAAGCACTTTGAATAGGTTCTGTTTTACGTATGTGACAGTTTGTGTGTCAACAACATTTTCATCAAACTTGGCCCTGATGTCTCCGGGCACATCAGGCAGCTTGGTAAGCAGGTCGTCCAACTCAACGAACATGTTGCCTGGGTTGTGGAATTTGATGATGTGTGACTTACCAGTTCCAGAAGCCATGGCAATGAAACGATAAGGATTGACTCCTTTAATCGCCAATTCATTTGCACCATCGTGGTATGCTTTCGGAACATAGTCATCAATATCCAAAACCAGATTTGACTCCTTAAGCGCCGTTTTACCGTAACCAGCATGGGCCACGACCATAGGACGTGAGATGTTTGAATTTGTTTGACCAAACTTAAGCTCATGAATCCATTTCGCCTTCAGTGTTGATGGCATTGGTTTCAGTTGTTGTGATATTGTGTTTAAATTGTCTTGACACGATTGCATCGTATCATTATACAATTGTCTCTTAATTTTATTCAAGTGGGGGTTATCAGTGATAGTATTATATGCATAATTCGACAACTTCAAACCCCCGGTGTTAGTGAAATCGTCCACCATCCGCGAAAACGAGTTATTCACGGTACGTGGACGAACACTGGGTTTCGGGTGATGGTCACTTAAAAGGTGAAACCCGACCGAACCGTCTTGTACTCTGCTACGTAGAATACATTGTCAGTTCGGTATGTCAATGTTTCAATTGATGACCTATTGATAATAGACCTGGCACCCTCCAGTGACTGTAGGAAGTTCTCAGTCTTGCCCGAAGCCACCCGGTACTCACGCTGCACACCAGGAGTGAAATGGTTGAACTTATACTCACGCATGATGGTGCCATAACCAGCAGACATGATGAATTGTTTAGACTCATCAATAACTTCAGGGGACGTGAAACCATATATGCCGCGAATATTTGCATGAAGTGAGACATTGAATGACTTGATTCTGTCCTCAGTACCGGTCATTTGTAACGACACACGATAAGTCTCCGGGCGCTCCTGCTTATAAATTGTTAATCCAGCCCGATTGATCTCATGACGGACTTGATTATTATGCACGTACTTCCACGGGAGCAAAGACAAGTTGGGGCGTTTCTTATCCCCTTCTTCATCTTCAAACAATTTCCACCTGAGCAAGTGGTTATTGCCGAAAGTTGTCTCTTCGACATCTCCTTTTTCGATTTTAAAACGGACTTGATCAACATCTGGATCATCATATCTCTGGTTTGCAGCACGAGGAACACGCTTCAGCGTTTTTCCCATGTAACCATCACGGATGGCATCCAGTTCATTACCCCTGTTGCGCAGTTCACGTGAATAGACACACGTGCGGAAATTATTCTCAGTTTGTTTGGGGAAAAATGAGTTGAAAAACTGAGCAGCCATTCTGTGAGGTGAGAGTTTAGCATCACTCCAAAATTCAGCCAAATACATGTCATCTTCATCCATGTTGACATTATGACGAGATTGCATCATATCGTATGCCGTTTTCCCTGTCATGTCCAACATCTTGTCAAATGATTTTAACATCTGGCGACTTGCTTCCTGTGCAGCACTAACATAAGCCCGAGGTTCAAATAGAGCTATGCCAGCCCATTCCGTCTTGTTCGGAATTTCAAGGTAACCCAGTTCAATCCCAAAATCTACCAGTCCACGCATGGTGCCAAGCGTGTACTGTTTGTTTTGATGATTTGTCGCGGCTCCATCGACAGTCTGATAGGCAGTCATCCCCAATGCGTTGGTGATATGCCTGAACGCATCGGTCAGATCAGGCCTTGCTGCCACCACTGCGTTGGCATTAGCCACACCGTGTGTAGCAGCAAACCCTGTTGCTGCTCGTCCCAGAACAGTCAATCTCGTCGCCTGATCCGAGAGGGTGTGTGGATTGTACAAGTCATGTTGAGGCCCTACGTGAGGCAACGGTGGTGCTTGGCCGACTGTGGCTCCAATAATCCACATGCAATACCTGAGTTCATCTTCAGTTGCCCCTCTGTTGAGGAGTCTGTCTAGAGCTTTAATACAAGAAGTGGAACTCAGGTTAATATAACTTGCTTCAATGTGTCTGCCAATGTCCTGAGCAGTATCCCAAAGTCCGTCAATGCCCTCGTTGGCTGGAAATTTCGTAACCCAGCTTAATCCAACATTTGCAATATTGGCACGGTACTGACACTTGAACGGGAGCAGGAATTTGTTCAAGTTGCCTGCCAATCCAGATGCGACATCCCTATTCGGTACCGCTCTCACAGGACCGAACCAGTTCATGTCTGAATTGAAGTTGAGCTCATTGACTCCACCGATGATGATCATAATTGATCGTTTTTTTGTGTCTACGGCCAACTGTTGCACATTGGCCATAAAATCAACATGTTCCATAACATTACCATTTGCAATGTTGATCGGTTGATTATACACATAGGAGGTGAAGCCTCCCTCCGGGGTGTGCACATTACAACGACGTTTTGTGAACAACATAGGTTTCGGCAGCCCGCCGATGACCTCAGCTAATGTAACAGTACTTGTGTTTAGTTGAGCAAGTGGAACATAAATCGGCAGGATTTCATCCAGGTTGTTAAACTCAGGGAGAAGCTGATACCTAGCCAATCCATCCTTAAACCTGTCAAGACGGGTATAATCACCTGTGCCTCCTAGTTGAGATGAGAGCTTGTTTCTCATGTCTGATAGTTCATCACACCGTTTGAACAATCTCTGGACAGATGCCATGGTGGTAGGCATGTCCGCGTTCACGGGACCATTTGCTGGAGTTATACTGCCTTGACCCCATGGTGTCATAAATGCCGCTGCTGCAGCCGTGGTGGGAATGAGATCCAAAGCACCAATGTTGTTACCAGCAGCATCTTTCCACTGCAGATTCCGCAAGGCTGGATTCTGAGCCCTGAGAGTGGATTCAACGTCCGCTATTGGGTAACCACCCGCCGCCAAGACTCGAGCTTGTTTGCAAATGCGTTCCACTGAATGAATGATGTTGATGTTTCCTTTCTCACCATGGTAATTGCCTTGGAAGAGATAAGCAGCCATCCAAGTCGGGACAACACTACAAGGGATAGTCGAAGATTCCTCATTGTAATAAGGACGGTTGGGGAAATGACGTCTAGCTGCTCCATCCAACTCTTGGAGTAATGGGAAGAAGGTCGGCCTGTTGTTAACCCCAGCATTGCCACCAGCCTGATGTGCTGCGTCTTCCCAAGCAAACCCATCCTTGATAAGGAACTGCAGTGCCTGATCACCCCTACCAATGTGAGGGACAAGTCCTCCAGTGTAATTCAGAATATTTAAATCCAACCGTGTATGCCTAAGATGAATTTCAATCAGTGTGGACATTAAGACACTGGTATTTGAACCAGGTTGATTCTTGAGCACGTCAAGACGTGCCATCAATTTAGACACATTAAACCTATTCTGTTGCAAGTTCACGAAAGCTGTGTCTGCCTCAAAGTTAGCCATGACCGCATTGACCTTCTTGGGTATGAGGTCCATGGTCACATCAGCTAACGTCACGCTCGGCATAGTATTGAAAGACAGGTCGGTGTAACAGTGGTAATACTTCACTGGCAACGCTATCCTGCCAAATGCGTTATTGGCAGCATTCAAACTCAGTGTTGAAGTGGGGGTGCTGAAACTGATCCTATCGATCTCAATCCTATTATTAAGTTGATTGGCGGCATTATCCTCAGGACGCATTGCAAACGACGCGGCGTACACGTTGTTCGCCTCAACTAAATGATAATCCGCGTCCTTGTTAGTGAATTGTGACGCCGACACTTCAAACTGCAAGTAAGGGGCAGCGTGTGTCAGTAACAATTTAATCAATGGATTTGATGTTGAGCCCAAACTTTCCGAATGCAAAGATTTGGGCAATGAGTATTTCTCAAAATTTTGGGTATCTTCCAGTTGAGGTTTCTCACCAGGAGTGCGCTGGATCTCGCTGATCATCGGAATTGATGAGGGAGCGGAATTGATAATCAGTCCCTCTCCCAATGCACCAGCCGTGACCGAGATAGCGTCATTTACAATGTCCTGGTCAGGATGGACCTCGGTGATTGGCTCACAATGCAAGAAATCCTTACCATCTTGGACCTGCTTGCTCAAATAAAACCGATCGGTAACCTTGGTAGGATCACCCCCATACCAGGTTTGTCCTGACAGTTTATTGTAATCTGCGTCCAAAAAGAAAGCGGTGTTGTCCCACTTCATACCATAATGTTCAATCATTTTGTCAGCAGACAACCCATTATCTAAAAGGACTGTTCCATCCGGTGTGAGAAGCTTGAAATCTTCCTTCCTCATATCAGGGTTATCTTTCAACTGTTTTAAGACAGAGTAGGCATGTGCCCAGCAGGCGTTATCTGAATTGGCTATACCCTTGACCTTCAACGTCATTTTTTTCTCAGTATCTTCAGCTGATAAAGGCTGTTCGACACCTGACGCAGATTGCATCTTGACAAAGCTGTTGTTAAGCTCTTCTAGTGCAGCAGAAAAGGTTATCCCTTCACCAGTCGCCCTGACGATGAACTTGTCACCAAAGGTGTCAACAGATGAATTACCAGCGCACAAGTTCATTGTTGATCCAACAGACCTGATGAACTGAGGTGAAGCATAATCTGAACCCTTAGCCTCAGCTAGCTTGGTCAATTTCTTGATATTGTCTTCAATTTTTTTAGCCTTTACTTCTTCCAAGCGGATCTGTTCGGCCAACTTCTTCTCCTTGATAGCCTTTACATCTGCCTTGGCAGGCACGGAGACTAACCTGTCTTCTGTGATAACATCACATGTCTCCTGAGGTTTAACCTCACGCCCTCCATTAATATAAATGCCGAAGAAAGATAGTGTTGCCAAATAATTTTCTGTCTCAGCATCAGACCACACTTTGGTATCATAACCGAGGTCCGTCAAGAACCCATCTAACGTTTCAGGTATGTCAGATAACGGACCAGTCTTCTTATGTTCTCGTTTCTCGCGCGGTCCAGTAGGACTGCCCATAGCCATCCAACGAGCTTTCTTGGCAAGGCGAGTTTCACAACTGACAACATCATTGCAGAATAGGTATTCACATTTAGCCTCTCCGTTCGTACGCTGACAGATGTGTTTGCGTTTGAGATCAGAAATATAACTGTCAAAGACTTTCTGGACCACAAAGGCTCTCGGCTTACCAACGTCCTCAAGTCGAAGCTTCGTAATACCAACGGTCTCAGGTTTGATTTCACAAGCAAATGCTATTGCTTTGAAGAAGCGTGTGAGCAACTGGGCAGCCAAAGCCAATCTACCAGTTGAGATGGCCTTGTCTGCCATCTTGCTCATCGTAACACGTTTTAACATTTCTAATGTTGCGATCTGATCGGCCATCTTCTTCAGATACCGATTCTTGTGATTATAATCCTTGCGTGCTGAATCACTCAACGCGGCTAAAGCAGGTTTCGACTTGTACCCCAAGTACTTATCACGCAGATTCTGGGCTATCTTATATTGTAACCCAGTTACTTGTCGGGATGCTGAGTAGTCCGGAGCGGTCTCAGTGATCTGGAATGAAATGGCTTCACACTCCGAATCGATTTGCGTTTTAGCCTGTTCGAAAGTTCTGACCAGAACTTTTTTTGTCGGAGTCACTATAAACGGGATAGATAACTTTCCCGAACGGGTCCGCTTTAGTGCGAACACCTTTGTACTCCGCATTCCAACCAGGGATTGTTATCGTCGAAGGTTTTTCAAACCACATGCCTTCCTTGTTCTTCCTAGGCAACACAGTCCTATACGGCCTGACTGAAAAACCGTTATCAATGAAAAATTGGGAGGCCGCCTCCGAAATATCAGATTTGTCTTTATTCTCATTTGAAAGGATTCTCAGCAGCAAATTGTTGTACTTAGACGTCAAGGTCGTACTAACAACGTCTTCCCTAATCACAACAGCATCATCAGCTAGAATCACCTCAGTCTCAACCTTTGCGATCTCAGTATCATCCTCACTTGTCATTTCGAAATTGTTGGTCATGTCAACCATCTCTTGAGGTTTATATTGAAGGTATAAACCGCCCGAAATACTGAACGAGATCAACTTGGTGTCACAAATCTCTTGGATGAAGAATGGGAACGTCCCATTGTCATGAAGGGTATAATGTTTAGGCCCTTCCACATCCACAACACAAGCCCCAGCGTAAGGATCAACCCACTGCATATGCAATGAGCGAATAACACACTTATCATGTTTGGGACGCATCGTGAAATAGAAGTAGCGCCCACCCTTCAACCACGCTTCACAATTGTAACTAGCATCATGGTATCTAAGGACACATAACTCATCACTTGAAATTTGAGCATCACCATCATACAATCTTGTCTTTTTGAAGTTGAAAATAATTCCCATATCTTCCTCAGTGATAATGGTCCCATTGTATTCGTAAGGATGACCTATTTTAACAGATCTGATCTCTATAGGGGTTTCCAACTCGCCCAAATCCGTCACATGAACACCACGAGGAGGTGGCAACTCCTCATCTCGCACATTGGGT